AAAAAATCCCATTTACAAGCTTTGCTTACTTGTCTATTTTTATATGAGGAGGAAAGTCATGTTACTTACTAAAGGCAAGAAAGCCTATGCAAAAGCACGAATAAAAGGCATGTCGCAAACTGAAGCCGCAATAGCGGCTGGTTACTCCGTAAAGTGCGCCAAGCAGACTGGATATAAGCTTGCCCGTGATCCCGATGTTTTGGCATATATTGACAGGCTTGCTAGTATAAACCCTGATATAAAGCCTCCAAAGGAGGGCAGGAAGAAGCAAGAGTCTGATGGCGTGACGGGGCAACAGAGAAAATCTGCGTCTCTTAAAACGGAAAAGAAAGAGCCTGAGACTGAGAAGGAACAAGATTCATGGGAAGATACAAGAAACTCCAAGAAGTCAAAAATACTGGAAACAGATCCTCTTGTTATTCTCACTGAAATAATGAATGACAGGGAGGCTTCGGAGAAAGATAGGATAGAGGCAGCTAAGGCGTTGGCTCTATATACTCTCGGCAATCCTAAGGGCGTTCAGGGTGGCAAAAAAGATATGCAGAGGGAAAAGGCAAGGGAAGCGGCAGGGAAGTTCTCGCCTGCTCCGGCTCCATTAAAGGCTGTTAAATGATAAATTGGTCAACCGCTTGCCCTGACTGGGAGGAGCGGCTTATCAATCAACAGCCGATTATCCCGCCGCCGATATTCCCCGATGAAGCTGAAAGGGCTTTGTCTATTTTTAAGCAGCTTCGTATTCCTGATTTACCGGGCAAGCCTACTTTTGGAGAAGTTTCAGCGCCTTGGGTCTTCGACTTCGTACGGGCGGTTTTTGGCGCCTACGATTCAGTAACCGGTGTTCAGTATATCCGTGAATACTTTCTTTTAATAAGCAAGAAGAATACCAAATCCACAATAGCCGCTGCAATTATGCTTACGGCGCTAATCCTATGTTGGCGTGAGGAAGAAGAACATTTGATTCTTGCTCCAACAAAAGAGGTAGCCGATAACAGTTTTAAGCCTGCTGCAGGTATGATTAGAGCGGATGAAGAGCTTATGGATATGTTTCAGGTTCAGGAACATATCAGAACTATTACTCACAGGATTTCACGGAATAGCCTTAAATCTGTTGCTGCGGATACTGAAACGGTTTCTGGGAAGAAGGCGGGGAAAATACTTCTAGATGAACTCTGGGTATGGGGAAAGTCTGCTAAGGCGGATGGTATGCTTATGGAAGCCACAGGCGGACAGGTGAGCAGGGATGAAGGGTGGGTTATCAGCCTGACAACTCAGTCAGATGATCCTCCCGCTGGTGTCTTCAAGGACAAATACGATTATGCCCGTGATGTCCGTGACGGGAAAATTGTAGACCCTAAGTTCTTGCCCGTAATATATGAGTTTCCTGAGAAAATGATTGAACGCAAAGAATACATGAACCCTGATAATTTTTATATCAGTAATCCGAATATCGGGCGATCAGTCAGTAAAGAGTGGTTGGCAGACAACCTGAGGAAGAATAAAGATAAGACTGATGGTAGCTTTCAAAAGTTCCTCGCTAAACATTTGAATATCCCTATCGGTATGAACCTGCGGGCTAACAGATGGGCGGGCGCTGATTTTTGGCAGAGTTCATGTGTTGAGATGACGCTTGAACAGCTTATTGAGCGTTCGGAAGTTATAACGATAGGGATTGATGGCGGGGGATTGGATGACTTGCTTGGTCTGTATATTATCGGCAGGGAAAAGGGAACGGGCTTAAAGCTCGGTTATGGCTATGCTTGGGCGAATACAAGCGTTTTACAACGAAGAATGGAGATAGCCCCGCAATTAAGGGATTACGAAAAGCAGGGGCATTTGAGTATTGTTGAGAATGTGGGCGAAGATATAGTTCAGCTTGCTGATATGATTGAAATGATACGTGATACTGGTCTGCTTTATCAAATAGGTGTCGATCCTATGGGGCTGGGCTCGATTGAAGAAGAGCTTGCAAATAGAGATATAGATGCCGATACTTATATCAGGGCAGTTTCTCAAGGCTGGAAGCTTGGCGGTGCAATCAAGACCGTTGAAAGGTGGTTGGCAAGCGGGCATATGAAAGCAGCTAATCAAGCCATGATGGCTTGGCAGGTGAGTAATGCAAAAATTGAACCAAGATCGAATGGTATATTGATTACAAAACAGGCTTCAGGGTTTGCTAAAATTGACTGCTTGATTGCTTTATTAAACAGTGCTAGTATAATGATGAATAATCCTGAGTCTCAGTCAAGTATAGATGACTTTTTGAGGAGTCCGATTATAGTATGAAAAAGATAAAAGGAAAAATCAGAAACGCTATCTTGGATTGGCTCGGAGTTCCTTTTGATTTAAGCTCCCCTTTCTGGGCTGAATGGGCAGGAACTAAGTCCGCTGGACAAAATGTTAATGAACAGAGCGTATTGTCTTTATCGGCGGCTTGGGCTTGTGTAAGGCTTATATCGGAAACAATAGGCACACTGCCTTTGCATCTTTACGAGAGAACGCCGGACGGACGCAAGCAAGCAAAAAATCATCCTTTATATTCAATAATCCATCAAAGACCTAATATAGACAGCACAGCAACCACATATTGGGAATCCGTTATTGCTTCTCTTTTGCTTCATGGCAATGCTTTAAGCCGTAAATTGCTTATCAATAACCGTGTTGTCGGACTTGAGTATTTATCATGGGACAGGCTGAGTATCCAGAAACTGTCCAATGGCGATTGTAAAATATACTACACCGAGAAAGACGGTACACGTTCCCTTGTTCCTGATGATAGAGTTTTTAATATCACGGGTTTTTCCCTCAATGGGAAATGGGGTGTATCGGCTATTCGCTACGGAGCTTCTATTTTTGGTTCGGCGTTGGCTTCAAATGCTGCCGCAAATACCACTTTTGAACACGGATTATCCCCTACGGTTGCTTTTTACATGGAAAGAGTATTGACAAAGGAACAGAGGGAGGAGTTTAAGGCAGGGTTGGAGTCCATTAAAGGCGCAATCAACGCCGGCAAATCTCCTTTGCTTGAAGGCGGCATGAAGGCAGAGCCTTTAGGTATACCGCCTAAGGATGCCCAATTGTTGGAATCTCGTTCATTCAGTGTTGAAGAAGTCTGCCGTTGGTTCGGTGTTGATCCTTCGATGGTGGGGCATGGAAACGCCGTCAGTAACTGGGGAACAGGGCTTGAACAAAAAATGATAGCTTTTCTCACATTCACATTGCGTCCTTGGCTCACAAGAGTGGAACAGGCAATAAGCGCAAGTCTTCTCACTCCTGCTGAACGTGGTAAATATTATGCTGAGTTCAGTATAGAAGGGTTATTAAGAGCCGATAGCGCAGGAAGATCCGCTTTTTACAGCACAATGGTTAACAACGGTATCTTTACAAGGGATGAAGTTAGGCAGCGTGAAAACCTGCCCACAATGGGGGGCAATGCAAACGTGCTTACTGTTCAATCCGCAATGATTCCGATAGACGATATAGGGAAGTCTACACAGGGCGAGAGTGTTCGCAATGCTTTGGCTTCGTGGCTGAGTGAGGTTAATAATGGACAAAATAAAACAGATAATGAACAACCGCCCATCTAAGAATATGGGGTGCGATATAAGTCCTCGTGCGCTTGAGAAATGGAATCCTGCTGTCAACGCTTCGGAGAGCGGAAAGAATACCATAAGCATTCTTGATGTCATCGGTGATGATTTCTGGGGCGAAGGCGTTACAGCTAAAAGGGTTGCAGCGGCTTTAAGGTCTATTGGGGAAAATAACGATGTTGAAGTGATCATCAATTCCCCCGGCGGTGACCTGTTTGAGGGGCTCGCTATTTATTCCCTCCTTAAAGAGCATAAAGGGAAAGTCACTGTAAAAGTTCTTTCTCTCGCTGCCTCAGCCGCTTCTGTAATAGCCATGGCAGGTGACGAAATAAAGATTGCCAGAGCCGGATTCTTCATGATTCATAATACATGGGTTTTCGGAATCGGCAACAGACATGACCTGCGTGAAATTGCGGACTGGCTGGAGCCTTTTGATTCTGCTATGGCTGATATATACCAGTCACAGACAGGAATGGATATTAAAAAGATCGTTTCGATGCTTGATAATGAAACATGGATAGGAGGGACAGCGGCTATTGAACAAGGCTTTGCCGATTCCTATCTTGATTCGGACGAGATCAAAGAAGATAATAAGAATAATGCTAAGTTCTCGGCGCAGAAACTTGACCTGATTATGGCTAAATCGGGCATTCCTCGCAGCGAGAGACGAAAACTGATAGCAGACATAAAGGGAAGTACGCAAAACGCTACAGACACGCAAAACGCTGTCACCTTTAATGAGCCGTTGGTTAAATTAACTTTTGATCATAAATTGGAGGTATAGAAATGGATGAAAGAGATTTTAAGCAGCTTAATGCTGATCTCAAGGACGTAAATGATAAGCTTAAAGCTTATGCGGAAGATGCGGCGAAGCTTGCGAAAGAACACAAGGCACTCAGCGCCGAAGCTAAAGAGAGTGTTGATAAGCTTCTTTCTGCTCAGACTGACATATCTGCCCGTATTCAGGAACTGGAACAGACGATGGCTTCGGGATTCAATAATCAGGAAAAAGGCAAACCTCAGACTTACGGCGATGTGTTCATGTCGCTCGAAGAAACTGAACCCGCTCTGGCTAAACTCGCCAAAGGCGGGAAAGGCTCGTACACTGCAAGCGTACAGGCGGCTCTTACTAACGATATAGGTCTTGCTGAGCCTCAGAGAGTGCCCGGTATCGTCACGCCGCCTGAAAGAAGGCTTACTATTCGTGACCTTCTGACATGGGGCAGAACAAGCACAAACAGCATTGAGTATGTGAAGGAAACAGGCTTCACAAACAATGCCGATGTGGTTTCAGAGAATCCTTCTGCGGGCAAGCCTGAGTCTACCCTCACCTTTGAGGTGCTTGCGGCTCCTATCGCAACCATCGCACACTGGGTGCATGCGTCAAAACAGGTTCTCTCTGATGTTGCGATGCTCCAGTCTTACCTTAGCGGAAGACTGGTTTATGGTCTCAAACTGAAGGAAGAAGCTCAACTTCTGAAAGGCTCCGGCGTTGGTCTGAACATTAACGGACTTTACACTCAGGCTTCAAACTACCTTAATCCCGGCGTTACCGTTGCGAATGAAACGGGAATAGACCGTCTGAGAATTGCTATGCTTCAGGTTCAGCTTGCTGAATATGACGCTGATGCAATCGTCCTCAACCCTATCGACTGGGCGAACATCGAGCTTACCAAAGACAGCATGAACC